ACTGTCCACTTCCCAATCTGGCACAAAGAAATAGAAGATATTATCGTACTGAAAAATAATAAAGGTACTGAAGATAATCGTGTACGTAAACTAGACTATTCGATTCAATTCTCCAAACTCTTTTATGAAAGATTCATTAATGATGAGGAAATGTCCCTCTTCTCACCTCACGATGTTCCGTCAGTTTCTGATGCTTTCGGGCTTCCTGAGTTTGATGATCTCTATGTGGCTGCAGAACGAGATCAGTCTATTCCAAGAAAAACTGTCCGAGCTCAGGAACTTATTCTAGATATTCTCAAAGAACGTGCAGAGACTGGTCGTATTTACATTATGAATATCGATCATTGTAATTCTCATAGTTCATTTATTGATAAAGTATGGATGAGTAACCTGTGTCAGGAAATTACTCTTCCTACAGATCCAATCCAACATATCGACGATGTTGATGGTGAAATTGCTCTATGTATTCTTTCTGCCATTAATATCGGCAAGATCAAACATGTTGATGAAATGGAAGAACTTTGTGATCTTTCTGTTCGTGGTCTTGAGGAACTAATTGATTATCAAGAGTATCCTGTCCGTGCTGCAGAACTTGCAACTAAGGCTCGTAGATCTCTTGGTGTTGGTTATATCGGACTTGCACATTATCTTGCACGTCATGGATTTAAGTATGATTCCCAAGAGGCTTGGGATTTGATTCATGAACTTACGGAGTCTTTCCAATATTATCTCTTGAAGTCATCTAATCAAATTGCAAAAGAAAAAGGTGCTTGTACAGATTTTAACCGTACAAAATATCATGATGGTTTACTTCCCATTGATCCCCAATATGGATCACTCAAAAACAATTATACTCTTCTATGGGACATGTCTGATAACACTGGTTATATTAACATCGTTGCCGTCATGCAAAAGTTTTTTGACCAAGCCATCAGTGGAAACTGGTCCTACAACCCAGAAAACTATCCAGACAACGAAGTTCCAACATCAGTAATGGCTAGTGATCTATTGAGAACATATAAGTATGGATGGAAGACTTCATACTATCAAAATACATATGATCATAAAACTGATGAAGTAAAAGAGGACACTACCAGACAACAGTTGGATAAACTACTAGATGAAATTATGTCTTCTAGCGAAGAAGATTGTGAAAGTTGCAAAATTTAATTAAGACAAGGAGATTCAAATGGTACAAGGAATGACAGTTTTTAATACGAGTACTGATGTAGATACTCGTAAACAACCAATGTTCTTCGGTCAACCACTAGGTTTGCAACGATACGATCATTATAAGTATCCAGTTTTTGATAAACTTACTCAACAACAATTGGGGTATTTCTGGAGACCTGAGGAGGTCTCCCTCCAAAAGGATCGTGCAGATTATGCACAACTTCGTCCAGAACAAAAACATATTTTCACTTCCAACTTGAAGTATCAGATCATGCTTGATTCCGTTCAAGGCCGTGGTCCTGGTATGGCATTTATTCCATACTGTTCTCTTCCTGAACTAGAGGCTTGTATGGAAGTGTGGGGATTTATGGAAATGATTCATAGTCGTTCATATACATACATTATTAAGAATGTGTATTCAGATCCTGCAGAAGTTTTTGATACAATTCTAGATGATGAAAAAATTATGAGTCGTGCAACAAATGTCACGGGTGCTTATGATGACTTTATCAATTCCGCACAAGAATACGGTACTTCCTCTGCATGGAAATTTGCACAAGAGGGTGCTGGATATGCAAGAGAAGAACGTATTGAACTTAAAAGAAAACTTTACCGTGCTGTCGCAAATGTCAATATTCTCGAAGGTATCAGGTTTTACGTCTCGTTCGCTTGCAGCTTTGCGTTTGGTGAACTCAAACTTATGGAAGGATCCGCTAAAATTATCTCTCTCATCGCAAGAGACGAAAATCAGCACCTTGTCATTACTCAAAACATCCTCAATAAGTGGCGTGAAGGAGATGATCCTGAAATGCAACAAATTGCTAAAGAAGAAGAACCTTGGGTAACTTCTGCATTTGAAAATTGTGTTAATGAAGAAAAGGCCTGGGCAAAGTATTTGTTCAAAGATGGTTCAATGATTGGTCTTAATGACAAACTTTTGAATAACTATGTTGAGTGGATTGCAAATCGTCGTATGAAGGCGATTGGTTTGAAAACACTTTATGATATTCCCGCAAAGAACAATCCTCTTTTCTTTTGAAGTTCTTGCACTTGCATCAAAACAAAAATCGAATGCAAAAAAAGTTGAGGTTCTTCAAAAGTATGCAGATCCATCATTAAAAACTATCCTTATCTGGAACTTTGATGAAAGTATAATTTCTATGCTTCCAGAAGGATTAGTTCCTTATGCAAGTGTAGGACAACAAAATGTACGTTCTGGTAATCTAAGCGATAACATTAGTAGGGCTGTAGAAATGATGAGTGATTTGGAATCCAATTCTATTGGATCTCAGGATCAAGGAAGAACTTCTATCCGTAAAGAATACACTTACTTTTATAATTTTGTAAAGGGTGGTAATGATCGTCTCTCTAGCATGAAGAGGGAAACAATGTTTATCAGTATCCTTGAAGGTCTCCATCCTCTTGAGGCTGAGATTCTCATGTTAGTAAAAGATAAGAAACTACAAACTAAGTATAATATTACTAAACAAAATGTTTCGGATGCATATCCTGACATTCAGTGGGGAAACAGGTAATAAAATCCTAAATAACAAGGTGTCGAAAAAATAGTACTATGACCCTAGATCTTCATAACTTTTTTAAGTTTTATGATGAGAAGAACCCAAATCACGTTGCTGCGGTTCAGTGGTTGGATCATGTGCTATGTGTCTTGCTTTCCTCAAGCCAGGAAGCATCAAAGGCGACGACGAATACGTTAAGAAAGTATTTGCGATTGGTGACACTACTGACCATGCGGTACAGACAAAGGTACTTGCAGGTTATGGAGTTAAGTCACACTTTAGTTACAATCTTTCTTTCGCTGATATTGATAAAAGTCTCGATGCTGGGAAGCCTGTCGTTATTGGTATCCTTCACAGGGGTTCTCTTTCTGCACCTACTGGTGGGCACATGTGTGTTGTAATTGGTAAGACTCCAGATGGTAAAGGATACTATGTCAATGATCCTTATGGTTCATTGAACGATAATTATACTGGTCCAGTTACAAATGGTAAGAAGACCATTTACACCAAAGCAGTTCTTAAGCATCGTTGGTGCCCAGGTGGCAACGATGGTTGGGGTCGTATTTTTGACTGATACAAAAGGAGAACAATCATGGCAAGAGTAGATTTACATAACTTCTTTCAATTCTATGATGAAAGAAATCCTAATCATGTCAAAGCTGTTCAGTGGTTGGAAGATAATCTTCCTGTTGAGTATCTTGGCGATAACGTAGAGTGGGCTGAGATTTATCGTGGAAAAAAGACTAGTGCTTTCCTTCCTGCCTTGCGTAAAATCCCTCATTGGAGTGAAATGTCTGATGGAAAAAGAGGCGCTCTGCTCAGCTTTGCTTATAATCTTGGTGCCGGTTTTTACGGTGGTGATAACTTTAATACTATTACTAAACGCCTGAAAAATAAAGAGTGGGATTTAGTTCCTGACGCTCTTTATCTCTACCGCAATCCTGGTTCAAATGTGGAAGCAGGTCTTGCACGTAGAAGAAAGGCAGAGGGTGAAGCCTGGAAGAAGGGATAAATAGTTACAATCATAACTGATTCTTGATCTTAAATGGTCTGAATCTACATAGTCCGAGTCCTCTGTGATTCGGTGAATACTTTACTTTTAAACATAACTTCGGTTTGTTTTGTTTAGTACACACTGAACTCACAGAGGATTCTTATGTCTTACGCTACAAGGGCGCTTGCTGTAGCGTCTGCTCTTTTAATGGGGGCACCAACAGCATTCGCAGATACAATTTCTGGTACAGATTTCGAGACTGGAGATACTTCAGGATGGAATACTGGAACTCAAACTGGAACACTAGATGCCACAATCGGTGGAAATGGAACTGGTGTGAGTGTTGTCGATAATCCAGTTATTTTTAATGCTGGATCTTTCCCCGCAGTAGGAAGCCCAACACTACAAGACGGTTCTCCTAATCCATATCACGCACCCGCAGTAACACCAACCACTTGGGAGTTTGCTCCTTATGGAACTGCTGGTGC